ATACTGGTGATTCTACCTCTTCTTGTCGTACTTCTTGCAATCCCACTTCGGCTTCTTGCCCAGTTTCTTCGCTTTGTTCGCTGCTGCGTAGCACGCCATCTTCTGTTTCTTGTTCTTGAACGGCATTTTCTTGTTCGTTAATTTTTGTTAAATCTAATTTGTACGTACCATCATCTCCAACTGTAACGCCGGAATTTTCAAGCACTTGTTGTTCTTTTTCAGCTGCGGATGGACTTTCGTCATCTACCACTGAAGCTTTAATGTCTTCTGCCATAATAAAATATTATATAATTGTTTAAAATTTATCTTGGGTCAAATTGTTCTAACCCAAATCCACCTAAATTATCAAACCCTGCGGATTCAAAGTTTTTTGGCGGCTTGCCAGATTTTCTCTGGTCTATTAATTCAGACTGCTGAGTAGCCTGTATTTTTGTTCTTTTGTCTTTACGATCTTCTTTATACTTCTCTTTATTGTTTATTACTTGGTTATCCTGCTCTTTAAGTCGCATGTTCAACTGAAACTCAAATTCCATTAATTCTTTTTTAATTGCTGCTTCTCTTTCTAGTTTTGCAATATCAAGTTGATTTTGAGCTTGTGCTATTTGAACTTTGCTTTGAGCAAGCCCTTGTTGCTTCTGCATATCTGCTTGGGCTGCTGCTTGTGCTGCTTGAGCGTTAGATTGTGTTTGAGCTTGAATGTTTTGCATTTGAATTTGTCTATCTTGCTCAAATTTTTTCTTTCTTCTTAACTTTAATAATTGATTAGCTAATTTTAAATTTTTAACCTCTCTAACATCAATGGCATCTTCTAAATTAATAGCTTGTTGTTGAATTGCCATTTGTATATTATTTTCAAGAAGTTGCTTTTCTTCTTCATCAGGTGCTAATTCTAAAAATATTCCGAAATCATGCAAATGAAGCTCTCCAACCTCTTCTAGCGTTCCTACATTAAACTTGCCTAAAGTTTGTATTAATGAATTTTTAGTATTACTAAATTCTAATACATCTGAAATTCTTAAAGAAACAGCTTCTGCTGTTTTTAATGTTACATACAAACCAGCTTGTAGTATATGCCTTGTTGCTGTATTACTATTAGCAGCGGCTAGTTTTTGTAAACCAACTAATGATTTTTGGTCTGGCATACTACCGTCTCTTGCCTCATTTAATCCTGTAACATCTCTCATCATTTGTAAATAATAATTGTAAGACTGTATTAAACTTGCAATTTTTTGGTTTCCACCCGACGCTCTTAATTCTTGAATAGGCACTCTACCATTATTAAATTCACCATCTTGTGTCATTGATCTACCAATAACAGAACCAGTTTGGAAATACATATTCAATGCTTCTTGTGGATTATAATTCGTACCATTACCCAAATCCACTTCAGCAATACCATCCGCATCTAAAAATACCCCGTCAGGAACCATACGAGACAACACTTGTTGTAACTTTAAATGCGTTATTTGAATCATATCAGCAAAAGATGTCATTCTGCTTACTAAAGATTCAGGCTTTCCTTTATATATTCTAGGTGCTACAATATTGTAACTCATTGCTACTTTTGTAATATCAGACTTAGGACGCGTCATATTAACCGCTTTTTTCCATTGTAATAAATTATCGTGCCCAATAATTTTTGCCCCTTGATATAAACATTCAATTGATCTATTTACTTTTTCAAATCTTGATCTGGCATCCTTTGGCGGATTAAACTGATCTGTTTTTTGAATAGCTTTCTGTGCGCCAGAAGCTGTTTGTTTTATTTTATAAACTTGATTTTCAAAAGTTTTATATTCAAAATATAATACATATACGTAGTTTTTATCTGATTGATCAGATGTTGTATAAGATTTATTATATAATTTTGTATTAGAACCTTTGCCTTCTATATTTTTTAAATCTTCTTCGGTTAAATATGGAAATTGTTTTTTAAGTTCAATTAAACTAACTCTTCTAACTTCACCTACATAATATAAATCATCAAAATATGGAGATTCAGTGTAAGAATAAACTAAATCAGCAGGATCTACGTATTCTAACTTAATGCCCTCTGCTGTATTAAAACTATTTTTAACACAACCCATACCTACAACGGCTATATCATAATCAACTCTTTTCTTTAGTAAATGGTATTTATTAATATCAAATATATTATTTAAAGCTTGCTCTTCAGCAATTTCAACAGATTGCTTGTAATTTAACTGCATGTGTAATGACAACTCCTCCTCGTTTTCAGGCAGGTTTTCCATATCATTTTCTGCAATATCTAAACCTAATTTTTCTTTAGCTTTATTAATAAAGTCTTTGGCGGCCATATCTGTTAATATGCTTTCCATATACTTTGTTCTTTTTTCGGTTGAAATTTTATCAACTGAATAAGCTTTTAAATCATAAACTCTTTCCCCGATGCCATTAACTACTATATCCACAAATTTAGGTATAATTGGAACTGGCTTCCAGTCTAAATTTAAATATGATAAATCACCATTTATAGATAACTCATCTTTGTATTTTTGTATACTTTGCTCTCCTCTTGCATATAATCTTAATCTGTGAAAGTTATCTCTATTTGCAAAGTAACGCGTACTTCCTGAATCTCTTTTGAACCATTCGGCTTCAATAGCTTTTGCAACCTGCATTCCATACGCTGTAGAACCTTTCTCTATATCTGGCACAGATTGGCTAGGAAAAATACCTTGTGTTACTACTTTACTCATTTATTGTATTATTTTTGAAATATTTCCTTTATTGTTATATTTAGCAAAACTAAAATTAACTTTATTTTTTAATTCTATATTAGCCCTTGGGGCGTATAAATTTTTATTACAAGCCATAATTGCTAAACCAGAGCTTATTGCGGCGTCAAACTTTGTTCTTTTGTTTATATCAAACTTAGCCCAATCATTTAATGTCTCATTAAAATATAAATCACCATGTTCGCCATCAGGCTTTATACCCACATAAGAATTTATATAACTTTCAATTGCAGCAGCGTGTGCTTGTCTTATATCTTCACTTGAGTTTGGTATACCACCTATTTCTTTTTCAGCAGCAGATAATTTATTCCAAACTTTATCAGGTCTATTCATTGAATACCCCCTATAACCTCTTCTTTTTAAATAGTATAATAATCTTGGTTTATTATTTTCTGCAAGTATTGGCATACCATAAAAATGTAATGCCATCAATATGTCTTCAAAAAACATTTCTGCAGTTTGTGGTCTCGCTATATACTCCAGAAAAAACCTATTTGTTGGTACCTCTTCCATACTGAACTTAGTAAGGCCATGTAATGAACCTTTAGATCCTTTACCGTCGGTAGTGCCGGATATATCATAGCTATCGCAGCCAAATGCGCCAACATGTTCGTTTCCTGGATACTTAATACCATTCTTAATTATTACTTTATTTTGTAAATCTTGATTTGGCACCCAACTAACATTAAATCTTCCATTTAAATTGGGTGTAAAAATTACTTTTGAGTCTTTTATTCCGTTTTCCCACGAAAAACTGCCACGAGTGACAAGAGCAGAGTATCTAGCTTCTTCATTAAAATCAATCTGTTCGTAAATCTTAGCAAGATTAAATATGCTATTTTTAGTTTCATCTCTGAAAGCATGTTCTTCAGTCCTTGGAAATTGTCTATAAAATTCATTTAAACCGTCTTGATCTCCTTTTAATCCTTCAACTTCATTTTCCCAGTGCTCAATAACTCCGACGTCAATGTACTGACCATAGTTGTCTTCGACTGGTTCTTCCGGCGTATTGAATACAGGTAATCCATAAGAATCAATGAATCCCTCGAAGTTCCATTCCATAGGTATGAACAAACTATAGAGTCCCGAACGAGTCTGTCCGTTGCGGTTTCTTTTTGTAACATCTGAGTCATTATATAGTTTTTTAAAGTTTTCACCACCTTTGTCTAATGAGTTACTTGTTGAACCCATCATACATTTACCTATAACTCTTGAACCTAATCTTAATGTGGTTTTAGTTACACGCCAGTTATTTAATATATTTTCAGGTCTTTCCCATTTACCTGCTTCATCATGCACTAATAGTGCAAGTTTTTCACCATCATAACTATTGTCACCAGTATTCTTCCAGTCAATAGTTGTATCTAATCCTTCAAGTTCTTCAGTCCTTTGTTTTGTAAGAATACTCTTTTTTGTAAACTTACTTGCGGGAACACGATATGCCAACTCTGTTTTTGGTCTATCCATTCCATCTTGTATTGGTTTAAAGAAGAAAGGATAGTTGACGGATATTGGTACAACCTTGTCGGTAAACATTTTTTTAGCATCAGCCCCGGATTTTGATAAGATACCAAATCTTGA